CATATACTGCACGTTATACGCACGAGACAATCGCGCTCGCTTTTTCGATCACCGAGGAAGCAATTGAAGATAATTTGTACGACCGCTTGGCTGCGCGTTATACGCGTGCGCTTGCTCGTTCAATGTCTCAAACCAAGCAGATCCGTGCAGCAACTATCCTGAACCAAGCGTTTAGCACTGCAGCACCTATTGGTGACGGTGCGGCACTCTGTTCAGCAGCTCATCCATCTCTTTCTGGTAACCAGACAAACCTTCTCGCTACTGCAGCAGATCTCAATGAGACCTCGCTGGAGCAGATGTTGATTGATATTGCTGGTCTGACAGACGAGAGAGGGCTGAAAATTGCAGTTCGTGGTATGAAATTGATCATTCCAAAAGAACTTCAATTCATTGCAGAGCGAGTTCTGAACTCAAATCTGCGGCCCGGAACGGCTGATAATGACATCAATGCCAATAAGTCTATGGGTATGCTACCTGACGGTGCAGTAGTCAATCACTTCCTCACGGACAGTGATGCCTTCTTCATCAAGACGGACGCGCCTAACGGCTTCAAGTTGTTCAACAGAACCCCCATCAAAACTGCGATGGAAGGTGACTTTGACACTGGCAACATGCGTTTCAAAGCTCGCGAAAGATACTCTTTCGGCGTAAGCGATTGGCGTTCCGTTTTCGGAACACCGGGCGCATAAAGCAAGCTTTGGCTGCTTTGGAAGGGCGACATTGTCGCCCTTTCTTTTTGCCTATTGATTAGTTATTGTTGGGAAATCCTGACAGACGCATCCCGTGTCTGACACTAGCCAAGACAGGAGCTCAACATGGCTAATACGACTTTCAATGGACCGGTCCGCTCGGAAAACGGTTTTCAAGATATAACTAAGAACGCAACAACAGGCGGTGTCACAAGCACCATGACGTTGCAAACTTACACCACCACAATCACTGTTGCTGACGGCGCCACTACAGGAAAAGAGGGATCTATTGGGATTCCGGTAAACTTTATCCCAATGGGCGTAACCGTTGCTGTTACAACCGCTGCGGCCAACGCGGTGAATTTGAACGACATCGGCACTGACGCGGATACCGACGGTTTTGTAGACGGTATTTCTGCTGCAGTGAACAGCACTGGTTTCAAAGGCTTTTTCCCATGCAACGGCGTGCTCGGCATGTCTGGAGGCACCACCACTGCAGCGGGCGCTACTGCTGACGAAGTAGAGCTTGTAGTCTCTGGTGATCCGGGCGGCGATACCGTTATTGTATTAAAGTTCTTTGGCATCAGTAGTTCCGCTGACGCATCTTAGGAGTTTGATATGGCTGATGCAGTAACCTCGCAAACACTAGTTGATGGTCCGAAATTCGCAGTTCTGAAGCTGACTAATATTTCAGATGGAACCGGCGAATCTGCAGTCACAAAAGTGGACGTGTCAGCTTTGCAAAACAGCGCCGATGGTGATGCTTGTACTAGCGTCACCATTGATCGCATCTGGTGGCAATGCATAGGCATGAAGGTGCAGCTTTTGTTCGATGCGGACTCCGATGCTTTTATCATTGAGTTGGGCGAAAACCAAAGCGGTGATCACGACTACAGTATATTTGGCGGCCTGACGAACAACGCGGGCACCGGAAAAACTGGGGACGTGAAGTTTACGACGGTCGGAGCAAGCTCTGCCGATACATACACCGTAATCTTGTACATGCGAAAAGGTTTTAGTTAATGGCAACGACCAAGGATGTAAAACGGCTGCCTTCGGGTCGATTGCAATACCGAGGCGAAACATTTTCGGGCTATAACCAACCAAAAAGAACACCGGGTAAAAACAAAAAGTCTGCAGTTCTTGCAAAAAAAGGCACCGAGGTAAAGATAGTACGGTTTGGAGATCCAGACATGACTATTAAAAAAAGCCAACCGGGCCGTCGTAAGAATTTTAGAGCTCGCCACGGCTGTGATACGGCAAAGGCAAAAGATAAATTTACCGCTAGGTATTGGAGTTGTGACGCATGGTAATGACACGCGGAGACATGCCCAGAGGTTTGACCTACTACGCAAAAGGTGGCGGCGCTTCTAAGAAAAGCAGGGGTAGCAAAATATGTCCGGCTGGCAAAGCGTGGGCAAAACGCACTTTTGACACGTATCCGTCAGCTTACGCAAACATGGCGGCTTCTAAATATTGCAAAGACCCGAACTACGCCAAAGGCAGCAAAAAGAAGAAGTAGTGGACATTTACAGCGTGCAGACAGGGACTAAATACGGGACGTTGTTTGCAAACGATGATGCCAACCTTGCTGAACTCAAAGCGTGGTTTTTGGTTCAAATAAAAGCTGATTTGGAGCAGGACAGTACCCTCACTCAAAGTGTGATTGATCAGACAATGAATAATTGGGACAGCACTTTCGACGAATTGTCAAAAACCGTTTCATACCCGTTAACAGACAAAGGTCTTTGCGAATCTTTGGCAAACGGTTATGTGGCTGGAGGCGGTAACACGGTCATAAACAAGAGCATGGGTCTTGAGGCGTGGAGCTAGGTAGATGGGCGAGTTAAAGAAATGGCGCGATCAGAACTGGGTTCGTATCAATGCCGAAGGGGACATTGTCGGCAAATGTGGCACATCTCCCGACAAACGTAACCCCGATCGTTGTTTGCCTGAGTCTAAAGCAAGAAGCTTAAGCAAGTCAGAGCGGGCAGCAACCGCGCGAAAAAAGAAAAAAGAAGGTAAAAAGGGCAAAACGGTGGTGGCTAACACGAAGAAAGCTACTGTTAAGATGCGAGATGGTGGCGCTGTGCGTCAACAGATTGCTAGAGGGTGCGGCGCTGTTATGAGCGATCGCAGGAAAAAAACGAAGTATCTGTGAGGTAAAAAATGGCTAGTAGAGTCAATTTGGGCATGGGCGGCGCTAAAAAATCCACGGCTCCGAAAAAGAAAAGCATGAAAAGCAAGGGCAGTGCTCAAGGCGCTAAGATGAAGTCTAAAGGCGGTGCGATGGGCGGCAAAAAACAAGAAATGCCCGGTGGCATGAAGAAAGGCGGCGGCGTGAAGCCAAAAGGCATGCGAAACGGCGGCAAAATGCAAACGAAAGGCATGAAGAAAGGCGGCAAAATGAAACGCAAAGGCGGCAAGGTAGGCGGTAAAATCTAAAATGCCTTACCTACAATCTAACATCCCGCATTTTAAATGCTGGGTGCGTCGTGAATACACGAAAAACCACGAGGAGTATCACGGCGAGTTTTTGCACGCTATGGCTGTTGCCGTGACCACGATGCCGTGTCGTTGCTTGAGTTTTCAAGTAATTTTTACTGGCATTGAAGCCGAGGGTGAAGAAGAAGACACCGTACACGGTGGCGCAATGTGGGCTCGCATGCCTATTACAGCTTTGGTGGGAGACGTCCCTCTTGACGAGTGGCCCGACGCGATGCCCGTTTGGGCCGCACAACCGTGGGATTGTAGCTCCCACCACCATGCTGTTTACGTTTTAGATAGAGCTACGCCTTGTCCGTGGTTAGCCAAGATTGATGGGGAAATGTACCCTGCTAAGTACTTGTTTACCGTGGACTATTCAGAAAGCGAGATTGCTGACGACCCTGCACAACATAAACAAAGTCATGTTTTGCAGTTGTTGGACGCGGGATCTTGGACCGGAAACATCGTAGCTTTACCTAACAATCGTGTGCGAGTTACGCATCCTGCGTGGTTCGAAACTGGTGAAGGCGCTCCTGACTTTAAGCCATCTGCGCATATACATTATTCGAAATCCGATTTAGATTACACGCTCGATGTAAATCAAGTTTTTGACAATTTGTACAATGACAACAAGCAATAGCAAAGATTTTGAACTGGACGTTGCAGAGTATGTCGAAGAGGCATTTGAACGCTGTGGCCTAGAAGTTCGCACGGGTTACGACTTAAAAACTGCTCGTAGGTCTTTGAACTTATTGTTTGCAGATTGGGCGAATCGTGGCCTCAATCAATGGACGATTGAGCAAACCACGATACCTTTGGCAACCGGCATAACAGAGTACCCCGGAGGTACTTTGACAATGACGGTTGGCGCTTCGGGGTCTTTTTCTGTAGCAGAAACGATTACGGGCGGGACCAGTGGCGCTACAGCGTCCATAACTAGCAAACCTAGTTCCACAACTTTGGCGATTACAATACCTAGCGGGACTTTTTCGGCCTCTGAAACGATTACAGGCGGGAC